CACTCCTGTTCCTTTTTGCTGAAAGAATATAATACTACTGTGGTCTGCGACACCGAGATCCCAGGCAGTTGAGACAGGCAAAGTAGGATCGTAGGGAACTCTAGCTATCTGGTTCTTATCTTCAATCTTGGCAACTTCTTCTCCGTATATAGCACCTTCTATGTTTGCTATCCAATCACACTCAAACTCTTGCATATACTTCTTCTCACCCATAACTTCTTTTGCTTTCTCCAATTCTTCTGGGTCTACAATCTTAGTATCACTTGCTTTGGCTTTGTAGTTAAACCAATCTTCTGCACCATTTGCGTGTTGGTATAAATCATAGAAGTTGTTGTTCATTCCAGCAGGTGTACCAATGAAGACACAATAACCTTTACGATCTGATAGAGCTGGTCTAATTATTTCTGCAAAGAGTTTACCATCAATGTTAGCGTATTCATCTATGACACATCCATCTAAGTATATACCTCTTAACCCATCTGAGTTTTCTGCTCCAAGTAATGTTATTCTTGAACCATTGGGTAGATCAACTCTTAGTTCTGTTTCGTTAAACTTAGTGTTTGGTATCTTTGCTGTGAACTGCTTCATGTAATCCCAGGCAATAGACTTTGCTTGTTTAAAGGTTGGTGCGATATATGCAAATCTAGGATTCTTCAACTTGCTCATCAATGCTGATCTAATCAAATGATTGATCATACATACTGTTTTGCCAAACCTTCTGTGGCACACGAGAACACTCCATCTGTATCTATTGATCTGTTGATGTAAATAAGATTGATGTTTTCTCGGAGTATAAGGGATTTTGATATTCATTAGTGTATCATCTTAGATCTTTCAATACTACTTAATGGATTATATTCTACACCTAGTGTCATCATTACATAATCTGTAAACAGCTCTGCTGCTATCGCATTAGGGAAACCAACAAATCTAATAATAACATTATTTGTTTTCTTATCGATATAAGCAATACAATCTAAATCTTCAGTATTAAGATAATCCATATACTACATCTAGTGTATTTAAGTTTTGAAACAATAAAAAAAATAAAATTTGGAAAAGTGTTAATAAATGGGTGCAGGGTTGTTTGTGGGGGTGTGTGTGTATGGGTGTGGAAATGGATGTGTGTGTCTGTGTTGAAATCCCATGTATATATATATAATAAAACGACACCAGTAATTTGGGGGTACCCATGCTAAAGATTCTATAAATATAGTCAAAACTACAATAGAATATTACTAACGATAATTAAACACTATCAATAGTAAAACAAAAAACCTTTAAATATTCTTAGCCGTTAGCCTTGACGTGTAAAAAACTTTGAAGCGTTGCTATAAAATAATTAGATCATTCAACTATCTTCTTTAATCTTCTTTAATCATCTCAAACTTTAGAACCATTCTAATCTATATATGCGTCAATATGTCAACTTACATTAATCAACCAATAGATTAAATTAAACGAAACAAACAAAACAAAGGAAATAAAAATGAATATATTAAACTCAAAAAAAGTTACCTTTACATTTGATATGGTAGAGGTTGACTGGAATTTTAGCAACACTTTTAACTTATATTTTATTGATGAAATTGGTCAACGAGATCATAGAGAAGCTGATACTTTTAGTGCTATGAATATTAAAACAATAGATGAAGCTGAAAAAATAGCAACTGATTTTGTTTTTGAAAATTACAATTAATAAAAGATAGGTTTAATAATGTTTAGTAAATTATTTAAAAAAATAGAAGGTTTAATGCAAAATTTAACGCTTATTACTATTTATTTAGTATTCGCTTATTTTATGGTGCAAGTGTTAAGGTATATTATATCTTTTTAATGCGACTGAATAGCGCATTTACTAACAAAGCAGCAAAAATTATAACAATAGAAAACAGAAGGGAATAAAAAATGATAGCAAAAACAAAACCAACATACAAAGACTTAACAAAGTTAATGTTTACCAATGGTAACCCAAAAACAGACAAAAACTTAAAGATTGAAAGCCTTAAAAAATATTGGATCAAGCGTTTAAATCTTGCACCCGCTTCAATATCAGGTTTCAATACTTGTGCGAGTGCTTCAAAAGGTTGTAGAGAAGCTTGTCTACATGAAGCAGGAAACCCCGTTTTTATGCCACAAAAAACATTAGGCAGGGTTAATAGAACTCAATTGTATTTTAAAGACAGAGCAAAATTTATTTATATGATAACTAAAGAAATAAGAAATCATGAAATCAACTGTAAAAAACACGGATTAAAACCTGTCATTAGATTGAATACAACTTCAGATATAATGTGGGAAAATCATAAAATTATGGAACTATTTCCAAACGTTATATTCTATGATTATAGCAAACACTTTAAAAGAATGATTAAATATTTAAAGGGTCAATTGCCTAGTAATTATCATTTAACATTCTCAAGGAATGAAGCTAACGACTTCCAAACAACTCAAGTTTTAAAAGCAGGGGGGAATGTTGCAGTAGTTTTTAGAGATAAGCTGCCAAAAACATATAAAGGTTTTAAAGTTATAAATGGTGATGAGCATGACTTAAGATTCTTAGATGATAAAAATGTTGTAGTCGGTTTAAAAGAGAAATTAACTTTAAATAAACAAGGTAAACTTGACCGAGATAATTCTGGGTTTGTGGTTGATCTTAAATAAACAATAACAAAAAGGGAAATATGACAATACAATTATATTATAAAACAAAAAAGGAACTTAAAAACAATATAGGGTCGGAGCTTGACTATTCCGAAACCAATATTTTTAAAGATGAGTACACTTCAAATGGTGTTGTAATTGGTTGTGATCCAAATCGTAAATGGTTCGCAAAAATTACAATTAAAAACAACTTAATTGAGAGGGTTCAATAATGAAAAAACAAACAAATAAATATAGTTTAAAAAAATATCTTGAACATTTAAAAATAGATATTGATCGTCAACTACCTTGTGATGTTGTTGAGTTTAGCAACCAGGAATACTACTCAACATCTAAAAAACAATATCTTAAATATAAAGATATGGATTTGATACACGTTTTAAGATCTTTATTAAAAGATAAAAAGTATCTTGAAATTAGAGAGGAACTTTTAATGAATAGAAATTTTAAATTGCAAGACAAGTACAATAAAATAGCGAGGGTATTCAATGAAGATTAGAGAGTGGAAACAACAAAGACTTAATGAAATTAATTTAGATATTTCAAATCAACTTGATAGGTTTGCAAGAGAGTGTAAAGCTAAAGATTATATAGAGGAATATCACTTAATATTAAACTCAAATGCTAAAAGTTATGAGCAATTTAAAAAAGAAAGCGAGACAAAATGACAGATATAAATTTCTATAGCTGCGTAGTAGTTTTATTTTTAATGATAGTTTTAATAATAACAATATAGAAAGCGAGGAATAATGGCAATAGATTTTGACGCATTAGATCTAGTAAGAACTAAGAACAAAGCAAAAAGACATGAAGCAATTAAGAAACAACAACGAGAACAAAAAGAAAAAGATATTAAATATTTTATGGACCAATTAAGTTCAATAAAAAGGGATCACGATTTGTGTCAAGATCCTGCAGTTAAAAAATTGCTGTTGGATAAGTGGCTTGGAGTGGTTAATTTGTGCGTAAAAAAAATAAATGCATAAACGATTAACAAAAAAAGAATTAGAAGCAACACAAAAACAAATGCTTTTAAATATATTGAGTGCAGAAAAAAGTATCTTCATTCATTACAAAAACAAACAACTAAAAAAAGGAAAACAAAATGACAATAAACAATTACGATACAGTAATAAAGTTAGCTGATAAAGGGGAAGTGTTTGAGTATCATGTGGGGTACTTACCACGAGATAGGTTCTACGATAATCATGTTAGAGATAAAGCAAACTTACTTAGAAGATTAGCAGAAAGTGATGTTGTAGAATTATTTCAAAAAAGATTGACATATGGGAACATTAATCATGATCCTAAGTTTCAATACCTAGCAAGAAAAATATAGAAAGGAACTATGAAAAATAAATTTGTAAAAAAGAAAATAAAAGGAATAGAGGTAGATGTTAGAACTAAAGATTGTCTTTACATAACAATAGGTAATTGGGTTGTGTATGTTGATAACTCTACCAATGAAAAAATAATTACAAGCTACAATAAAAACTAATCTTTATTATCAGAGGGTGTAATATCTGTTACATCCTCAGATACATCAATCAAATCATCTTGAGTATCTTCCCAGCTGATAGTCATCTTCTGGTCTATGTTTTGCTTAATAGGTTTGTTATCCGAATAGAGATCAGTTAATTTTCCTGCAACCCATTGAACAAACTTAGCTTTCTCTCTTATCCATAATATCTCATTGGGAGATTCAACTTCTTGATAGTTAAAAACTTGTAGCAGTTTATCAATTAAAGTTTGAACACCTAGCTTTCTAGCTTCAACTACTTTCGTTTCTAGTTCTGGATTTTTTTTTAAGTAATGATAAAACTTCATCAAGCTGAAAGGATACTGCTTGTCTTCTAGTATTTCTGTAAGGGTCATTCCGTTTACCAATTTTTCGCAAATGGTAGACAGATTTTCTTTTGTTAATAATTCTTGGTTTGGTTTTGTTGTAATAGTATTCTTTGATTTGCTCATCAGTATAGTTCCTAAATTGTATTAGTTTTGATAGTTGTTTTATTCTAGTTTCATCTGTGTAATTAGCTTTGTTAAATTTATCATAGTTTTGAAATCCGTGGTACTTACATTTGAAAACCTTACCCCCAGATAGTGGATAACCTTTCATTCTACAAGGTATTTTCTTACCCTCTCTTAACCCAGCACGAGTGAACCCTTGACAGAATACCTTACGCATTGGTCTACCTACCATTACTTATTCTCCCATGGTTTTATTCCATTGCGTTTATTGTATTCAACCTTCTCTCTGTATCTTGGGTTAGCTTGTTTTTTTATTCTGGACAATGCCGTCAGAATTTTCTCACTATTAACATAGGTTGCTTTACTCTCTCTTTCGTTATCTTCCTTTCTTTGAATGGCTAACTTACAGAGGTAGACATTAGTTTTATCTTCTTTTAATTCGTTGATAGGGAGCTTAGATAATTCATCTAATATCTTCTCCCTATCCCCTGCAAAACTCTTAACTATTTTACCTATATTATTAATGGATATTGTTTCTTCTAATGTAGCCGTAAAACGGCTATCTTGTGTAGGTTTAACGGCTATCTGGGTTGGCTCGTAAAGTTTCTCGGCTCTTAAAAATGTTTCATTAACAAGATAAGTTTTACCAGATCTACCCCTAACAGATTTAACAATATTAAGTTTGTTTAAAGTTTCTAAGCAAGATTTAATTGTAGTACGGCACAAACCTGTATCTTTGTGTATTGTTTCATGACGCAGTTGAGCCTTGTATCCATTCTTTTTCCAAGCATATTTCATAACAGACAAGAAAACATTTAAACAATGAGACTTTCTCTCCCCGTCTACCAAATCTAAATGGTGATATAGTTTATAAGTTATATGTAAAAATCCTCTACTTACATTCATTATTTATCCTTTCGTTTAGTTGATTTACAATTTAATTTGTGGTGGTCATGCAAGGATCTCAAAATATGTACCCATTGATCCTCATTCATTAGCTGAAACTCTGTCTTAGAGCTACGTATACGCTTAATTCTAAAGGTTAGGCTA